ATCCAAGCTTCGCTGTGTGAGGAGGTGTTCTGTTTGGCACTAAGAGAAAACAGGCGGGAAGAAGCGGGAAGAAAGCGGAAAAGCCTGGATTCATTGGGCGAGAAGAAAAGAAGCGAGGCCAAAACGGGGCCAAATAGCCGCTAAATGAAAATGATCAGAAAATAGACAAATCGCTGAGCTCTGGCGATTTCGAGCGCGGTCTTTGGCACCAGCCTGGGAGGGGCGGTAAAGCTCCAAGGCCCGATCTTCCTAGGAGGCACCATCCGTAGCGGGTTCGTTTCGCCTCAAGAGAAAACGAAACTCTACAAAGGTACGTTTCGTTTCCCCTACAAGCCTTGATCTATAAGGCTTTCAGGCACTTTTGAAGTGGTGATCGATTGCCTTGGAAAAGAAACCAACACTCCGCTTTAGATCATCCAGCCCCCTGCCCAGACCACCCGGCCGATAACCTGAAGCGAGCTGAGTTGGCTCTGTGGAACGGTGATGACGCGATAAGCTGGATTCGCGCTGATGACTAGGATGCTGCCATCAATCTCGCGCTGTAAACGCTTCGCGTAAAGCAGGTCATCAATACGGATTACGTAAAACGCCTCCCCTTGAAGCACGTTCCGGCTCAAATCCACCATAACGGTGTCGCCATCGCACAAGATGGGCTCGTTTGAGTCTCCGTCAACGCGCACAGCAGCCAGCTTTGCTGGGTCTAAGCCCTTTTTGCGCAGGCTGTAGCGAGTGAACGCAAGCTTTGTGAGTACCTTGAGCCCATCATTCCAGGCGCCGTGCCCCTGGCTCACTCGGGCGTCGTACAAAGGTATGTACGCATAGATGTCATCGTCAATCTGGGGCTGTGCGCCTTCCGATTCATCACCAGTCATCAGCCAATTGAGGCTGACGCCCCCGGCCTTGGCCAAGCTGATCAGATTTGGCCGAGTAGGCTCCCCACCCTTCATGTAGCGCTGCAGCCCTCCCTGGGAAAGCCCGGATGCACGCGCTAAAGCATTAACGCTCCCCACCTTTGCGGCGATATGGCGCAGCCTTTCGATGAATGCTGGATCACTTTCAGCTTTCCCTGGGGAGGCTGAAAGCTGATTTTCGGGCAAATCGTCTTTTTTCATCTTCTGTAAGTCATTGAATTCATTGAGTTTTTCTCTTTAGCACTAACAAATAGCGCTAAGAGAAGCTGAAAATGCTTCTATAGGGGTTGCCTTTCAACTTCTATGGCACTAGCCTATGACGTACATCACGTTAGCTTTCAAAAAAAACGACCCAAAGGCCGTCAGATGAAAACCAAAACTCCGCCCCCTGAAATACCAAGCGATCCCGAGCTCCGGTGGGAATGGATCAAATTCCAGTTGCGCGCTAAGGGTACGTCCTTGGCGAAGGTCGCCCGGAAGATGAACGTATCTATCTCGGCGGTTCTGAACGTTAAGCGCTTGCCTTATCCACGCATGGAAAGGGCTATCGCTAAAGCACTAGGGCTTGAGCCTAACGAACTCTGGCCTGATCGCTGGAATGCCAACGGCACACCGCAGCGGCAACGCCCGAAACGACCTGAGAGTTCGACAAACCCTGAGTCTAACGTTTTATGAGCAAGCACACACCCGATATGACCAGCCCCAAGCTTACCGGCTGGTACACCGCACAGGAGTTGAGCGGACTGCCCGGGCTTCCTGGGACTGTCCAGGGAGTTAACTATCGAGCCCGCCAAGAGGGCTGGTCTTGGCAACCTCGGAAAGCGCAGGGTGGTGGTCGCGAGTTCCTGTTTTCCTGCCTTCCATCAGAAACCCAAGCCGCATTACTAACCCGACTTTCAAGCGAAGGGAATCAGTTGACGGTTCAATCTGATGTCCAGGTCAGTATCAGCACTGCGGCGCTGAATGATAGGCAGCGGACAGTCATGAGTGCTCGTTTAGCGTTTTGCCGTGAGATCGAGCGCATGATGCAGCTCGTCTCTCAAAAGGCGGCAATCGATGCTCTAGTGAAGCATGCTCAGGCCGGAACCCTATCGCCCTACTTGCAAGATCGGGTGGAAATCGCGAATGACCGCAAGACGGCAGATAGGGGCTTATCTGAGCGGACTTTGAAGCGTTGGTTGGCAACCTGGCGGGCGGCTGATCGGAACGAAGCGTCGTTGGCGCCACTTCGTCAGAGAGCAAACCTAGGAATGCCGGAGTGGGCTCCTGCCTTTCTTCGCTGCTACCAGCGCCCGACTAAGCCGAGCGTTGCTGCAAGCTATGCGGAATTCTCGTCAAACTGGACTGGCGACCTGCCCAGTATTCATGCGGTGCAACGCTTCCTGAAAAAGCTTTCACCCGACGTGCTCAATCGGGGTCGTATGAGTCCCCAGGAGCTGAAGGCTCTACAGCCTTTCCGTCGACGTTCGACCAAGAATCTATTGCCTGGTGATGTTTATACAGCGGACGGTCACAAGTTTGATGCGGAAGTAATCAACCCGCTGACCGGAAAACCCTATCGGCCAGAGATCACCACGGTTCTGGATGTGGCAAGTCGGCGAGTAGTAGGGATATCCGTAGGTGAGGCCGAGTCGGCAATCGGGGTTCTGGATGCGCTACGTGGTGCGATCCAGGAATGCATGTTCTCGATTTTCTATGTCGATAACGGTTCGGGCTTCGCGAATGACACTGTTCGCGAGGTGGTGGATCGGCTTGGCGGCACCATGACGCATTCCTTGCCATATAACAGCCAAGCGCGTGGCCTATCCGAACGGGGGCATCAGACGATTTGGGTTCGTGCTGCGAAGAAGCTCACGTCTTATATCGGGGCTGATATGGATAAGCACGCTGGGACCAAAGTGCATCGCCTCGGCCGGAAAGAATTGAGAGAACTCGGAAAGTCTCGCGTGATTCCAGAGTTTGGTGTGTTTATGGCCGGCGTAGAGCATGAAATCGCCAACTACAACAGCACTCCACACCGGGGCCTAGACAAGATCCGCGACCCTGAAACAGGGAAGCTCAGAAACATGAGTCCTGATGAGGCGTGGCAGGCAGCCATCGAAGCGGGATGGGAGCCGATGATTGCTCCAGGGGCGCTAGTGGAGTCCCTGATACGGCCGCAAGTAACGCGAACAACGCGTCGTGGCGAGATTGCTTGGGGCGGCAACAACTATTTCATGGAAGATCTAACGGCCTTACATGGGCAGGAAATACGCGTTGCTTATGACGTTAGAGATGCTAGCCAGGTCTGGGCGTACACGTTAGAAGGCGAATTGATCGGTGCCGCTCAGCTCGACGGAAATAGCACGGATTATATGCCGCGCTCGATGGTTGAAATGGCGCGGGAAAAGCGGCAGCAAGGGCAATTCAGCAGGGCTGTAAACAAGCTGGAAACGCTGACAGGTCATCGAGTGGAAATGATCGCGCCCAGCATTGCGCAGTCTGCGAATTTGTCAACTGAGGCTCTGGAAGAGGCGCGAGAGTACGCGAAAGCGCTTGAATTGCAACAGCCCCAGTTTGTAGTACCAGGCGACGATGTTGCGAGGTATCGGCTGTGGGTTCGGCTGGATCAGCGCAAGAACGCTGGAGAAGGGCTCACCGCAGACGAAGCCAGGTGGCATGAGCGTTATCCAAACCACCCAGACTTCGTTGCGATGAAACAGGTATTTCAACAGCAAGCGGGCTAAGAACGGCCCGTTTTAGGAAGCAGTCGGCGTGCTGCAACACGCCAGACCAACAGGAGAAACACAGTGAGTGTAACCAAAATCGTTCCGTTGACAAATGTCGGTTTGCTGTCAGGTGCAATGAGCCGGGCTCAGGCACGCCCTGCTGGCCTGCCTGGTTTGGTGGCCATGTATGGCCCGAGTGGGTACGGCAAAAGCGCTGCCGCTGCTTTCGCAGCGAATCAGCATCGCTGCTATTACACAGAGTGCCGTGACACTTGGAGCAAAAAAGCCTTCCTCACGGCCATTCTGCGCGACATGAGTATTTTGCCCGAGCGCACTCTCTCAGACATGGTAGACCAAATTGCAGTTCAGCTGTCGACTTCGCGCCGTCCCCTGATTGTTGATGATGTGCAGTATCTCCTTGAGAAGGCCACGGCCAACGTATTGACCGACATCTACAACGCCAGTGAAGGGACTATTGTTCTGATCGGTGAAGAGCGTGTGCCTTCTTCATTGCAGCGCCTTGAACGCTTGCACAACCGTGTTCTGGAGTGGGTGCCCGCCCAGCCAGCCACTATCGAGGATGTGCGCCAGCTCGCAATTGAGAGCTATCCGGAACTTAAGTTCGGCGAGGATCTTCTGGAAGACCTTGTGCGTGTAACAAAAGGGTGTCTGCGCCGAATCGCAGTAAACCTATACAAGGTTCGGTCTGAGGCCGCTGCGATGATGCTAGATCACGTCGGTATGGCTGAATGGGGTAAGCGTTCCTGGTTCACCGGTGAAGCTCCAACCCGGAGGGCTTCCTAATGTCTAAGGTTTCGACTCTCATCGTCACTGGAAAAAAAGAGCCGCGTCAGAAAATGTGGGAAGCCATGCGCCTTCTACGCCCAGGCTTTACAGTGAATGATATTGTTCGGCGGACGGCTGGGCGTTCCGCCGATGTCAGCCGATACATCCAGGCGCTGACAAAGGCTGGTGTTGTCAAATTAGTGGAGACTCCCGAAGGTGCGACCACAAGCCGAGGTAAAGTCTTCGCGCTAATTCGGGACGAAGGCGCAGATCATCCGCGCTTGAACAAAAACGGCGAGCGTACTTTTGAGCATCTGGCCACTGAGAATATCTGGCGGACATTGCGCATCCTCGGCGGTCACTTGACTGTTCAAGATATAGCGAAGACTGCTTCGGCAGGTGGTGTATCCGTCTCAGTGGTAAAAACGCGGCAGTATCTCAACGCCCTCGCTGACGCCGGTTATGTGGAGAAGATCGAGAACGCACCTCAAAATTTTGAAACCTTCTGCTTGGTTGGCAGCAAATACTCCGGGCCGCGTCCACCTGAGATCCGGAAGTTGGATAACCTCCAGGTCTATGACCCCAATTTGAACAAGTTGGTATTTACCAAAACAATCGGTTCGTTTGGTGCTGATCGCAGCTTGGTAGAGCCTGGAGTCGCGCTGTTGCGAACTCGGGACTTGCTTAGTGAGTGGCTAGATCTGGCTCGAGGCGGAAAAACAGTCCAGCCGTCGACTGATCTTGTGCAGCGAACCCAGCTGGAACTTGCTTCCACTGGGGAGTCCGGAGGTCTGCAATGAAACGGGCGGTGAACTTATCGAACTGGGGAGCCGAGCCGCCGCTGTTCGTGCGGCTCCTGGCCAAAGAGGTAGCGGCCACTAGCCGTGCGCAAGCTGCGATCCGTATCAACATGAGTCGAACGGCGGTAAGTCTGGTGCTTGATAACAAGTATCCAAGCCCTACTACCGCAGGTGTTGAGCGCCGAGTGATGGATGTTCTTGGTCGTATTGAGTGCATTGCCATCGGCGACACGCTGACTGTTGAACAGTGCCAGGGGTTCTATCAGCGCCCAGCACCGACTCACAACCCGCAAGCAATGCAGCACTGGCGTGTGTGCCAGCAATGCCACTTCAACCCGAACTGCTCTGGAGGTCGAAATGTCTCTGTGCATTAAAGATAACCAGGTGGAAATCCGCGCCCCGGCTAAAGGGATGGTGCGGCTGTATTGCGAAGGTAAATGCGTTGGTTTCGCTGCGACCCTTGCACGGGCGGTGACGAAGGCTGGCGATCTGCGGGCTCTTTTTAAGCTTCGTGAAAGTTCGGGCGAAAAATTGGCAGTGGAGCAGATTACCAAAGCGACCGCTTATTCCGTAGTGGATGAATCCCCAGTGGTGGCGTCTAGCCCGCAGGTAACGGCATGGGTGATGAT